CTCAAGGTGATGTAGAACTGACCTCTTTCATGGTCAAAGCCACATCGCTTCCAAGCTCAATCATCTCCCCAATCACGGTTCCTTTCCGTGGCCGTCAGCTTCAATTAGCCGGCGACCGCTCGTTTGAAGCCTGGGGAATCACAGTCATTAACGATACGAACTTCAAGGTTCGTAACTCGTTTGAACGTTGGATGAACGGAATGAACGCCCATACAGCAAACGTTGGATTCACAAATCCAACTCAGTATATGCGCGACGCAATCGTTGACCAACTCGATAAGACGGGCTCAGTTGTTAAACGCTACGACATGCGTGGCTGTTTCCCAACCGCTCTGTCAGCTATCGACCTCAGCTACGATTCAGAAAACACCATCGAAGAATTCGGTGTTGAGTTCCAGATGACATACTGGGAAGCTAACGGTATTACTACTTAATACCTTTTCGAAAAATTGAATAAATAAGACAGTGGGGGAGGCTGGCCATTGGGACTCCTCCCCCACTTTATTCAACCCCTACATATAATATGGAATTCTTCGGATGGAAATTTGAAAAACTCAGCGATGCTGAGAAACGCAAGAGAATTGCAGAACAGCCAGTTTCTTTCGTACCAGCTACGCAAGAGGACGGTTCCACTGCGATTGCCGCCGGAGGTTATTACGGTCAGTATCTCGACCTTGATGGAGATGCAGCAAAGACGGATGTCGATCTAATCCGCAAGTATCGTATTGCAGCTGAACAGCCCGAGTGCGACCAGGCAATTGACGATATTGTAAATGAAGCAATCGTTGGAGACCATGATGATGCTCCAGCACAACTTAATTTGGACCGTCTGGAACAGCCGGCTTCAATTAAGAAGATGATTCGTGGAGAGTTTGATCACCTCTGCAAATTACTCAATTTTAGTAATAACGGTCAGGATATATTCCGTAGATGGTATGTTGATGGACGTTTGTTCTATCATATGATCATTGATGAAACCCAGCCAGACGCAGGTATCCAGGAACTTCGTGCAGTTGATGCACTCCGTATCCGTAAGGTCCGTGAGATTAAAGAAGAAATTGACGTTAATACTGGTGCAAAAATCATTAAGAATCTTGATGAATATTACCTCTATCAGGATGGCGGTCTCCAGAAGTCTGACATTGGTCTCAAAATTAATAAAGACGCAATCTGTTATGTGCCGTCCGGTATTCTTGATTCAACTCGTAAGCGTGTCCTTTCTCCGCTCCATAAGGCAATCAAGCCGGTAAATCAACTGCGTATGATGGAAGACTCATTGGTCATCTATCGTCTTGCACGTGCTCCGGAACGCCGTATTTTCTACATCGACGTAGGCAATCTTCCAAAGGGTAAGGCGGAAGAATATATGCGTACCATCATGAATCAGTACCGCAACAAGCTGGTATATGATGCATCAACTGGTGAAATCCGTGACGATCGTAAGCATATGTCGATGCTCGAAGACTTCTGGCTTCCGCGCCGTGAAGGTGGTCGTGGCACCGAAATCTCTACACTTCCGGGTGGAGAGAACCTAAGTCAGATCGACGACATTCTATTCTTTCAAAAGAAACTCTACCGTTGCCTCAATGTACCGATCGGTCGTATGGAGCCGGAAACTCCATTCAGCCTTGGTAGAACCACAGAGATTTCACGTGATGAGGTCAAGTTCCAGAAGTTTGTCGACCGTCTTCGTAAGAAGTTTTCGATTATGTTCTTTGATCTACTTCATACACAATTGATGCTCAAGGGCATCATTACGGAAGAAGATTGGCCACAGATTCGTGAGGATATGACGGTTGATTTCCGTCAGGACAATTACTTTACCGAGTTAAAAGAAGCTGAAGTCCTTACTGGGCGTATTGAACTCCTGAATGCTGCACAGCCATTCATTGGCAAATACTTCTCGGATACATGGGTTCGTCGTAATATCCTACGTCAGACGGATGAGGACATGGAGATGATGGATGTCGAAATGACCCAGGATGGTTCGGCCCAGGATGCAGAAGAAATGAGAATGGCTGAAATTGAGGCTACTTCAAACCCAGCCCCAGCAGGACCACCACCTCAGAACTAATCTTCAGGGAGTAAAATCTATAAATAGATGTTATATATGAGCAATGATATTACTTCAATAATTAAAGCTTTAGCCAATGGAAAGGCTTCCGAGGCTAATACCACGTTTACTCGTGTTATGACAGAGAAGATCAACGCTGTTTTGGATGAGCGCAAGGTATCTTTAGCTTCTGAACTGTATAATAAGAAAGCAACTCCTGAAGTAAAATAACATGCTATCGGAAGAATTTCTAAATAGTATGAGAGCGGAGCTTGCTAAAACTACCTATGTAACAAATCCAAAGGGTAGAAGCAAAGAAGCTTCCGTTGCTCATTACAATTCTTATATTGCTCATAAAACTGCTGCAGAACAGCAAACGGATTCTTCTAAAAAAGAATACCATCAAATTTTAGCAGAGCATCACGGTAAAATGCAGTTCGAGGTAACAGTATAATGAACTTTTTCGAAACAGTCCGTAAATTAAAAGAAAGCGAGCATGATCTTGAGGATGATGCCATGGCCTCGAAGCATACAAAAGATGCCCACGCATTTTCAGGAATGGGCGATCACGGTAATGCTGCATTACATCATGGCGCAGCAAGTGTTGCTCATTCAGACGCTGCAAAGATGACGTACGATAAAAGCGTTCAGCAATATCATGGTTTGATGGCGGCTCATCATAAAACTATGAAAAGTTATCACGAAGCACTCGCATAAGAACTTTAATATGCAAAATTTAATTAATAGTGTTCTTTCGGTTATTGCAGAGGCGAAGGATGACTACGTGGATGGTTACAACAGTCCCGAGGGTCACGCTGAGCGCGCAAGGCGTGATGCAATGGGCGCAAAGGCGGATCAGCATAGCAAAGATGCCCACGAGTTCTCTGCAATGGGTGATCATGCACAGGCTGAACTGTTTCATAAAGCAGCAAGTAATGCACATCATTACGCTGGAAAGGCTTCATATACTCGTGCTAAGCTGCACTATCATGAGCATATGTCAAAACATCATGCCGCGATGGCGGCCCATCATCTCAGTCACGGGATTGCGGCAGCTCGACGCTCTCCGTAAAAGAGTAATAATTTCATATGAACTTTTTCGAAACAGTCCGTAAATTGCAAGAGGATCCAGATCATAGTGCTCGGGCACATGCACATGGTCAGCTTGCATATGTTGATACCGAAAAAGGCGATCATACTCAGGCAGAAAAATCTCATCGCGTAGCAAGTATTATGCATGGTGTTGCGGCGAATCACCTCGGTTTAGGGGGAGACGAAGCAAAACGCAGCTATCATACAATCATGGCAAAGCATCATGAGGAGCTGCAGCAGCATCACAGAACATCTCGTACAAAATGAAACTCATCACAGAACATCTCGATAGCGACATCGGTTATATTACCGAAGGCATCGGCGCAGAAAAGAAAACCTTCGTTGAAGGCGTTTTCATGCAGGCTGAAAAAGCCAACCGTAACGGTCGCATCTATCGCTACGGCATTCTTGCACCAGCAGTTGCCAAATACGTTACGGAGCAAGTTGCGACGGGCCGTGCAGTTGGTGAACTGAATCATCCGGATGGTCCTACAGTCAATCTCGACAAGGTCTCACATCGCATTACCTCTCTTAAGTGGGATGGTCATAATGTAATGGGTAAAGCTCTCATTCTCAATACTCCGATGGGCAACATCGTGAAGGGCCTTGTTGAAGGCGGAGTTCGTCTTGGCGTTTCAAGCCGCGGTATGGGTTCATTGGAACGCAGCGGTAGCATTATGTCGGTAAAGTCCGACTTTGTTCTTTCTACCATTGATATTGTTCAGGATCCTTCTGCTCCAGAAGCATTTGTGAATGGTATCATGGAAGGCGTTGAATACTTTGTTCGCGGTAATGAAATTATTGCTGAACGTATTCAGGCCGAAATACACCGCACACCGTCCAAGCAGCTTATTGAAGCTCAGGTACGGGTGTTTAAAAACTTTCTCGATGCAATTGTTCTTAAATAATTGCTCAAGACTTTCTATTATGGGTAAAACTGAAGATGCTAATTATGGTAATGTGAATACATCTAAGGTGATTCGTGAATTAACAGAGACTGATCACAAGCAATTCTGCTTGGTATCCTCTCTAAACTTTAACCACTATAATATTGTAGTAGGCTAAATCTAAAACAAATATGTCACACACATCAAAAGGTCAAGTCGATCTCATTGAAGACATCACTGTTGAGGAACTACTTGCTGATGGACTCGTTGAAGACGTTGAAGTTTCTGGCGAGGAACAAGGCAAGAAGAAGCTTGATGACAAAGAAGGTACCGCGGATGCTCCAGTAGCAAATGCAGTACCGGTGGGTGCTCCTGAAGCGGATGCTGTTAAACCAGCCGCCGATGCAGTTGCAGCCGCAGTAAGTGCAGCTCCTGTGGCGATGGCGCCACACACTCAGGGAGTTCCTGAGGCTCCAGCACTTGCACCAGAGGTTCAGAAGGCAGCTGATTCAGTGAACGCGGCAATTGCTGCGGCTCCTAAAGCAGAAGCTCCACAAACCAAAGCTGGACTCATCAATGCGATGTACCAACATCTGTCCACAATGAAGACTGAGGATCTCGCGAATGTCTACAGCACGTTGACGACTCCACAAGAGACGCCAAAAGCTGAAGAACCAGCGGCTCCAGAAGTTGATCCGGAAGCTCCAAAGGCCGACGAAAAAGGTGAAGACGAACAGCAACCAGAAGCAGAGAAATCTGCCGATGACAAAGCTGAAGATGACAAGGAAGAAGACGATAAGAAAAAGGATGATGACGTCAAGGAAAACCTTGAAGTTCTCATGCAGGCAGAGACCTCTCTTTCTGAATCGTTCCGCTCCAAGGCATCTGAACTGTTCGAATCTGCAGTCAAGACGAAGCTTGCGGAAGAAGTCTCCCGCATCGAGGAAAATTACCGCTCCCAACTGGACGAAGAAACAACTAAAATTGCTTCTTCACTCTCAGAAAAGGTCGACAGCTATCTTAGCTATGTCGTAGGTACCTGGATGGAAGAGAACAAAGTCGCAATCGAATCTGGTCTGCGTACCGAGATCGCGGAAAATTTCATTAGCGCATTGAAAAATGTGTTCACTGAAAGCTACATCGAAGTTCCACAGGGCAAGGAAAATCTTGTTGATACACTCAATAAGAACGTTGCTTCCCTTGAAGAACAGCTGATGAAAGCAACCGAATCAAACATGAAACTCAATGAGTCTGTTAACGCCCTAAAGCGTGATCAGATCCTTGCTGAGGCTTCAGTAGGTCTTGCTTCAACAGAAGCAGTCAAGCTCACCACTCTTTCAGAAGAAATTGATTTTGAAGACGCCGAATCTTTCACAAAGAAGGTTCAGTCAGTCAAAGAATCTTACTTCCGTAAGAATGTTAAGAAGTCCAAAGAAAATGAAGTAGAAACTGTTCTTAATGAGTCGGGTCAAGAAATTGAACTGACTCCAGTAATGGCAGCGTATTCTTCAGCAATTACCCGCACGCTTAAGTCGTAAATAATAACAACAATTTAATCCTAATAAGGAATTAACTAACATGTTCAACTCAGAAAAACTCCAAGAAAAGTGGAATCCTATTATCAATCATAAGGATCTCCCAGTAATCAAAGATAACTATCGTCGTGCTGTCACAGCATGCATTCTCGAAAATCAAGAGAAGGCACTCCGTGAAGAACGCGGTCAGGCATCTTTCCAAGGTCTCAATGAGACTGCAGCTAATGCTACCACCGGTGGCACAGGCAACATGGCAAATTGGGATCCAATCCTGATCAGCCTCGTTCGTCGTTCAATGCCAAACCTGATCGCCTACGACATCGCTGGCGTTCAACCAATGTCTGGCCCAACTGGCTTGATCTTCGCTATGAAGAGCAAGTACTCCACACAAGGCGGAACTGAAGCCCTCTTCAATGAAGCCAATTCAGCATTTGCTGGTACTGGTTCACAGGCTTCAAATTCTTCTTCACTTCCAGCCGTTACAGGCGGAAGCGGCGCTGATGCTGATGGAGTTCATAACTCCTTCGCAGTTGGTAGTGGTATGTCCACCGCAGAAGGTGAAGCTCTCGGTTCCGGTTCATCCGGCGCTGGTTCATTCGGCGAAATGGCATTCAGCATCGAGAAGGCAACCGTGACTGCAAAGACACGCGCCCTCAAGGCTGAATACACGATGGAACTCGCTCAAGACCTCAAGGCCGTTCATGGTCTTGATGCAGAATCTGAGCTTGCTAACATCCTCTCTGCTGAAATCCTCGCTGAAATCAATCGCGAAGTTATCCGCACGATCAACGTTAAAGCAAAACTCGGTGCACAGCAATCAAATATGGCTCGTACCGGTACCTTTAACCTTCTCACCGACTCAGATGGTCGTTGGAACGTTGAGCGCTTCAAGGGTATGCTGATCCAGATTGAACGCGAAGCTAACGTTATCGCAAAAGAAACACGTCGTGGCAAGGGTAACTTCATCCTCTGCTCGAGCGATGTTGCA